ACTTGACTTACACCAAAAAGAATAAGTAGTAGGTTGTGCTACAGTATCTGCACCATCAGTAATAATCCTATCATCTACTCCATCAAAGTCAATAGAATACTTATTTACAAACCTATAGATAGGTTGTGTAGAAGTGGTTAGCTTGTTTGCTAATGCTAACATATATTAGTTTTTATATCCGATTGCTAAACCTGAAGTCAGAGTAATTGCCGTTGTCTGACCAAATAAAGTCATACCTGCAGGTATAGTCGTTACTAGTGCAGAAGCCCCTGTACTATTAGACATAGTAATTGAAGATATAACACTCTCTTGCACAAAGTAAATTGCATAAAAATCTTTACCTGTTTGTGCAGTAGTTGTAAATACTTCTATTCCGTTTTGCTGACCTAATTGCTCATTTAATAAAACTTGTGTATTTTTTATTCCCATTTTTTTTATTTATTTAACTAACATATATGTAATTCGTACCAGTTGGTGCAGAATGTTCTGTATATTGTACTTCTTCACTTCCTGCCGTTTCTGATACATATAATTTTCCTAATTCTACTCTACCTTGTACTACACCCTTTGTATTTGCTACAGGACTTAGTACATCATTCTCATTTATTGGTGCAGTACCTAGCCCTAAAACAACACTAGAACCTTGCCAACTTACCTCGTATATTTCGTATGTCCAATATCCATTCGGTTTAAAATCTACTTTGCCCTCATAAACATTTTCCGTAGTATTATGTAATATCTGAACACTTGTATATCTATCGTTTACTGCTTGACTTTGTCCATATCCATAAACTACACTTCCTGATAAATCATTAGTAAACTTAAATAGATACCTTATCTGTGCTTTTGGTACTGCCGTGTCTATACGTTTCTCTTCCGTAGTCGTGTAGAATGTTGCAGTAGAGCCGTAAGTTGCGTGTATCATAATTGTTTACTTACTATATAATAGAAAAAAGTCGTTTTTGTTTGATAAAAAAAAAGGACTACCGAAGCAGTCCCTTTAAGAAATATGAAAACAATAGTTTAAGAAGTAACTAAATTTCCGTAAACAAATCCTGTACTATCAAATGGTACTGCAGTATAATCTTCGTTTGTTAGCATTGGATTTCTCTCCATACCATCAAATGTCCAATCGTAACCATTCATATCACCAAATGCAGTTCCTGTTACGTTAGTACCTGCGTTTAGTTCCATTCCATTTTCTAGTCCTAAAGCTAATATTACATTATGTGAGTTAGCCGTTAATACTTCGTTTAATTCTAAGAAGATAACCAATCTATTAGAAGCTAATAGTTTTATTTGGTTTTGGTCTTCTTTTGTTAATTTGTGTAGTTTGATATTAACTGATGGTGTATAAAATACAGTACCTGCTTCGCTATTGCCAGTAAGAGTCTCTGTGCAACTCGCAGTACCCCTCTTTAAAGTGTATTTATATATGTCATTACTACCGATATTAAAAGCATCTAGAGAACCTGCTGCTGCACCAGTTCCCTCAGCCCAACTAGTAATCTCATCATATTGAACAAAATATATTGCCTTAATACCACCAACTGTATCTCTACAAGTTATGTTTCTTCCTTTTGTTAAATTACAAGACATATTATTTTTTTTTAAAGTTAAGGAAAGAGGGATAAACCCTCTCTCCGTTTAATCAGTTATTAATCTTGTTGTACTGCTTCAGCACCAATACCTACTTGAACACCTCCTGAGAACTTAGCAACAACTCTCATATTATCTGAACCATCAAGGTCAGACATATCAAGCATTTTTATAGATGCACCCATATCGGAAATCAAATCCGTCCCATAAAATAAATTTGATTTTTCAGCAGCAACTAATTTGTTATCTGGCATACCAGGACAAGGTTGGATTGTGATACCTTCAAATACTGGTACGTAATCTCCGTTCATATTGTAAGCATTAACATATCCTAATGTAGAGATAGCTGAAATGTAGAATCTGTAAGTTTTCATGTTCATATAGATTCTTAAATCATCTCTACCATATACGTTAGCAGGGATAGAAGATACTAATAATTGTAATTGAGCAATAATGTTTGCAGAAGTATAAGCAGTACCTGAACCACCTACATTATTTACTTGTACTGCACCTCCTGTTGCAAAACGCCCTGTAGTACCTGTTAAAAACCCTTCAAATTGTCCTGCCGTTGCATTAGCACCAGTCCAAATAGAACCCTCTACTGAATCAGCAATAATTTCTCCAAAGTATGCTAATACATACTGGTCAAAAGTTGGTGCATTTCTGTTAAAAGAACCTGCTTTCATTTCTTCTGCTTCCCAACCTGATAATAAAGTTTTCTTACAAAGGTCTACATTGATTTGTAAGTTTTTAGGTTGTAAAACTGCTTCTGTTAAAGCTAGAGTACCTGCATCAGTAAAATCACAAGTTGCATCTTTTACTAAAGTGCTACCTGCCATTTTTCTAATGTTTTCTTTGTATTTAATATTTTCTAAGACAGTTAAACCCTCTAAGGATTTAGCTTCTTTTAAAGCAGCCGAAATATATTGTCCGAATACTTTACCTGCGTAGTTTGATGTTACTGTAAAAGCCATTTTTTTTATTTATTTGTTATGTTATATAATATTCTTTCTCTTTTAGTCATTTTAGATAAATCTCTTTGAGAAGTTTCTTTACCTAAAGCACTAAATTTGTTTGTATCTACAGGTTTTGCAGCAGGTTCGTTTGATAACTCTACTACTTGTGCAGATAGTTTTTCTTTTTCTGAAGATAATTCTTCATTGTCTGATTTAAGAGATGCTAACTCAGATTTTAATGTTTCTATCTCAGTATTTACATTACTCATTAAATCAACTACTACGGACTTAACTTCATCCATAAAAGCTACTGAATCAAATTCTACTGCTTCAGTTTCTTCAATAGTTTCTTCTTCCATATCTTCCTTAGATGCTTCTTCTTCTACTGGAGTTTCTTCTGTTGCTTCTTCTTCTACTTCTTCTTCGTAGATTTCAGCTACAACACCCTCAACTTCAACAGAAAATCCTATACCATCTTCACCCTCAGTCTTATATTCTCCAACAGGTAATAAAATAGTTGTACCATCTTCTGTAAGAACTGCTACATCCACTCCTGCTTCTAATGATTCAGCAGTAGAAACTATAATCGTGCCGTCTTCCAATTTAGCCTGGAACTCAAGATTAACACTTTCTTCTTGCTTGTCAAGACCAAGTGCTACTAATATTTGTTGTTTTAAATCCATTTGTCTTTTTTTTATATAATAGAATAGTTATTATTCTGTTTGATTTTGTATAATTTCATTTAAAGCAGATAGTATTTCTTCGTCAGTTGGTTGCTTTTGCATTTTCTCAAATTTATTTACAAAATAACCTTCTATACTAAGACCTTTAAGTTCTCCGTCTTTAATTTTATTCCAAATCTCATCATTTTCAATCTTCATCTTAACAAACCAAGTACCATCAGGTAAGTCAAAGCCATATAACTTAGATTTGTCTTGTTCTCCCTCTTTTATCCAACTCTCTACAGTTAAAACACCTGATACCCTATCTTCGTGTTGATATGTAGCTTTATGATGGTTATTGTGTTTTAAATATAACTCACTAGCTTGTGCTACTGTCGATTTTGAGAAAAATACATAATAATTAGAATCAGTATTAGCATCATACCTAAATATTTGTTTATTTGGTATTAATGCAGGACTAACTAACATTCTTTTCTCCTCATCTATCTTAGCTAGTGTTAAATTGTTCTTTTCTTTACCAAAAAATACAAAATCTTGCTCAATAGCAGGACTTGTTACTAGACTGATAGCATCTATAGTTAGTTCTTCACTTTCATCAGATATAACTAGTTCTATAATTTTAGTTGGTATTCTTTTCATAATATATAATAGATTATTTATTAATTTATTTGATTTTTAAATAGTAGCCCTTCTACGAATATTTGCTAACTTGTTTTGGTTGTTAGTCATATCATCAGTAACAACGTATGCTTGAACTGGTTGTGCTTCTTCTCCACCACCTAATGTGAATCGTCCACTTAGCATCTCAGGTGCAGGTGTACCAGTATCTCCAGGTGCATTACCACCTCCTCCTCCTCCAGGAACGTCTGTAGATAGTATTCTCTTTACATTTGCTAGTCCATTAATAATAACTGCTGCTGCCATAGGGAACTTAGCTACTGTAGGTAAGGTTTTATCTGTAAATACTGCGTTAGCA